ATTGAACCACTCATATCAATACCGACAGCACAATCAATCTGTTGATCAAAGTTCATACCAGGAAGAATTACACCAGTGTGCCAACCTTTTCTACTTGGTCGACTAAATGTATAATCATTTCTAATAGTTGCCTGTATCTGTTGTCGTAATATTTCACGCCAATTCATTTTTGGCTCAGTAAGTTCTTTGATCATTCTTTCTACTTCACCAGGAACATTGCCTGCACCAGCGGCCTGTGCCGCAGAAATCATGTTCTCTTTTATTTCATCTCTAATCTTTTTAAGTTGATCTTTAGTGTATGTAGGTCTTTGTCCTTTACCACCTTTGCCTTTTGCTTCTTTACCTTTTCCGGATTGTGGCTTTTCCCAATCAACATGCTCATCAAGTAATTCACCTAATCTTTCTAATTCTTCTTTATCATATTTTTTATGAATATCGTCATATACTTCTTCTGATGACCAACCGTCATATTTCCAGTCTTGGAAGATAGGAATCATTTTTACTGCTTCACCAATCTTGTCTCTTACAAGAGTATTATTAACAATGTAATCACAAGCAATATTGTATATCTGTGGATCTCTATCGTCACGTCTAATAATATGATCAAATACACAATGAAGTATTTCATGTGCAATAACAAATTCTATTTCTTTGTTAGAAAGAGCATTGAAAAATTGTGTATTATAATATAAGTTTCTGCCATCAGTAGCGGCTGTAGGACACCAATCATCGCAATGGTTAACTTTCATTCTAGTTGCCATGTTGCCGAAAAATGGATGTCTAAGTAGTAAACCTACTCTAGCTACAATGATTCTATCTTGTACATCAACCCGCATTTCGTCCAGCTCTTTGTCCGTAAGTTTTTTGGGTTGAAATCCTTTAGTGTCTATAGTCATTGTTGCCTCCTAATCAGTGCCTTATTATGTTTATATAATACTATATTTAACATTAAATGTCAAGTGTTTTTGGTAAAATATTGGGTGAGGACTTACCAGCAAAAGCCGTTGCCCCACCCAATATACAGTACCTTTTAGGCACTCTGTGCGGCTTGGATGTACTTACCAAAGCGATTATGGAATTCATCAAAACACTCAACCTCATCTGGGTCAATTGGTAATGAGTATTGTGTGAGGGCTAACTTAATACCCATAACTACCAATTCTGTGTCAAAATTATCCATTGCAAAACGTAAAAAGTTGTTTACCTTAGTATCGAACTTTTTATCGTTTTTATCACATGCTTCTTTAAGTTCATAACATAAAGAGACCGTTAAGGAATACATGGCACTGATTTCTTTGGTCTCAATATCCTTCACCTTGCCATTTAAAATGTCAACTGGATCAGGAAGTTTTGAAGCAACCTTACGATGCGCCATGAACTTTACGGCAAGTCCTTCGCCGACTGAACCACTTACCAAATCGGTAGTGGTATTCTCGTCATCATCGTCTTCGAGTAACTCGGAAACAAATGACCAAGAACGAGGTGTTGCAAAAGATCTACTTGGACTCTTAGGATCAAAGTCATACAAGTCTTTCTTTGCAAATGTCAAATAACCAACTACATCTTCGTGGATGTCATTAGTTACTGCCCACTGGAACCAATCATCAAAATTTACTGATAGTTCTAAGTGTACAAATCTGTTTGCCAACGGAGCAGGCATTCTATAAGTAACACCTTTGTCAGCTTCTCTGTTACCTGCGGCAACAATTACAACGTTTTCTGGTAATACGTAAGTACCAACACGTCTATTTAAAATAAGCTGATAAGCCGCCGCCTGTACTGCTGGTGGAGCCGAATTAAGCTCATCCATGAATACAATAACTGTATCGTACTTTTTAGCAGTTGCGGCATCTGGCAATTCTGCCGGAGGTGCCCACACCATTGAGTTTGAATTACTATCAAAATATGGAATACCTTTTATGTCTGTAGGTTCCCAAAGAGATAGTCTAATATCTATTACTAGTGATTTTTTGATTTCAGAACCAATCTGATGAACAATCTCAGACTTACCAATACCTGGAGGTCCCCATATAAAAATTGGTCTTTTCTTCTTGAATGCCCTACGAATGCTACTTTTAGCTTGATTCGGGCTTACAGTTCTTAGTGCTATATTATCTGCCATGTTGTACTCCTTTTAGTTGTCAGTGCCTAATTTCTAACTATGTATACAGTATAGCATCTCTTGAATAAAAGTCAACCTCTTTTTTACCAAAATATTATTTTTTTTGGCGTTCTATTGCTTTTACTAATCCGTATTTTCGAAGATCTCCGGAGAAAAGGTGCAGTTCCATTGACTTCTTTTCGTTCGTTACGTGTATACTTTTTGGAGTAAGATAATATGGACAATTAATAAACTTGTCCAAAAATATTATTGTTTGGGTAGTCATAACTAAATCACGCGGAAATGGTACTTCATAAAACTGTAAATCCAATTTTTCTATGCAAAAATCATATCCAGCATCGGTTAATCTCAAACCACCTTCTGACTTATCTCTAGTATTTTGCCACCAAATAGGCATATACTGTTTTAGTGTGGTTTCACTTATTGCAATATCAGATTGTTTTAAGAAAATTTTAGTGTATGTTTCTTTCCAGTTCATTCATCATGCACCAGTTCGCCTTGGGTAAGTTTATATACTGCAAAATCTTCTGTCTTAAACATTTCATTTAATTTCTTTGCTAGGTTATGTGCATGTCCTGGATTAGAAAATGAAACCTTTTTATATTTAGGTCCTGGATATTGTGTAATGGCATTTGAAGTTTTAAGATTAAAAGGTGCTCCTTGATAGAACACGGCCCATATTGCTTCAGCTTTTAACACCTGTTCACATTTGTAGGTTGCCTTGTCTACATTTTCTAAAATTACTGTTGGTTTTGGTCTACTCATATGTGTAATCCTTTTATTAACTACACATATATTTATCTTTTTTTAGAAGTTATATTAGTGTTTTACTTCCAACTATTGCCGCCGTCCATGTTAATTGTAACAGTTTCGTCGCCACTTGATTTATTATCTATAATTAATTGTTCTAATCTACCTGTTTGATTAGCCATCAATGTTGATAATGAAAAGACTAATGCTTTTGCTTGGCTAATAGGAATACGTAATTCTTTTTGATTCCCTGCGTCTGCTGTCTTGACTTGTTGTATAAACTGTTGGATAGGAATAGTATTAATCGGATCTTTTGTTTGCATCAGATAACTCCTGCCTCATAGTAAACTCTGTTTTAAAAGGTCCTTTATAAGGATACTTTTCAAGTGTAACAAGTTTAGGACAAAAACTTCTTACCCAACCTTTGTCAAATCTTATAATGTAATATCCTGCACAATATAAACTTTTTGATTTTTTACTTTTTGTAAATAAAGGCAATTTCTTTTGTACATTATACATGACATTGTAAGGTGAAGTAGAAGTTGAAAACCCATGTATTTCTTTATGTAATTTATCTGAATCAGTAATAGTAGCTTTATCCCAACTTACTCCTCCAATAAAACTGTTGAAAGATTTTGTGTCGGTAAAGTATTCTGTGCCTGTTGCACAACTATACATGTATCTTTTGTCTTCTTGTTTAGAAAGAGTGCCAATTCGCTCTCCACCTGATTCAATAATCCAAAACTTATTTTTAAGTATTGGCTTTGCTTTTATTTGCATTTTGCCTCCTTTATGCATACTTGGCGTTAAGTGCCTCCGCATACTGTTGAACATTGTCTGCAATTCTCTGCATATCGTGTTTTGCACAGAATTTCATTAAGTGTAATCCTACTTGCGAAACTTTTTTAGGTTCCATTGCATCTTCAATTACATCATTTATTATAGATCTTATGTTGCCAGGTTGTGCGGATAAATCACATAATACTACATTTCTCTTATAGTCATCTAGTACTCTATGTTCATTGCCTTCATGATCTACCCATCTTTGCAACATCATGTTATTCCAATTAAATCCTTTTGACTCTTTATCTTCAAATGCTTCTATCAAGCCAACCTTGTTTCTAGTGCCTTTTGTTCTTACACCTGGATATGCACTGAATACATTATCGCTTGTGTCGCCTCGCATACACTTTTCAAATAACATAAACTCCGGATTAGGTGCAAGTTTAGGTTGACCTGTTTTTTTATCTATTACAGGTTGTTTCTTTTTATCGTCAAAGTAACCTTCATGTGTAATAATTGTATTGCTTACACCATTGTATTGTTTTACGTTAGGTGCAATTAGTTGTGCAAAATCACCATCGGTTGATATAATAACATGATCATCATTAGGGTGTGCTTGTACCCAACCTGCAATAAGATCATCTGCTTCTAAATCAGGATGATGCAGGACACTACAGTTTGTTTTATTTGTAACAAAGTCTTTCCACTCATCAAACATTTCCCAGAACACTTTGTCTTCTTCTTGTTGTTGTTCAGTCTGTGCCGCACGAGCATCACTTCTATTTCTTTTGTAAGGCTCATAATAGTCCTTACGCCAACTACGTCCTTCCAAGCAGAACACAACATGGGCACCTTCAAAGTCATGCCATGCTTTTCTTATGCTACCTAATGTAATATGAAAAGCCATTCCAATTTTAGTGTCCAAGTCACCTCTAACTACGTGTCTTGCTCTAAAAAATGTATTTGCCGTGTCTACTAAGATGTATGTCATTTTACTTCACTTTTGTCTTTATCAAGTTTACTAGTATTAATATACCCTGAATTTCTGTCTGTGTCAAGTCCTTCATCTTCCAATATCTGTCTAGCTATTGTTTTAAACCAACCATCTACAACTTCTTCAGCAGTTTCTCCAGTATATCCTGCATCCATTAGCTTTTCGACAAATTCATTGTTCCAGTCAAGTTCAAAAAATCCGTTTCTAATATTTTCAGGATTGACCTTGGTATCTAATACACCTACCCAAGGTTCACCTTTAGCAGTAGCTTCTTCTTTTTCTTTAGCCATCACTGCCTTACGTTC